AACAATGCCCAACCTCTCGCCCCGTCCTTGTCTGCCCGCCACATCTCACCCGAAACACCGCCGACCAGAGCCAGGACGATCACTAACCAGATCGGCATCTCTGCCAGCGCTTGCTGCTCGTTTGTCATATGATTTTCCTGATTAATCGTCGACGACTTTACGGTTGTGTATCGCGCGGTCTCGCCGCTGCTGAATTTCATAACTCACACGTTTTGTTTTTTATGGGGGGATTCAATGACAAGCTTTGAGTTGGTAAGCCTTGCAGTTGGTGTCGCTGGCGTACTAGCAGGATTCGTAGCAATTCCTGCCTTTGCCTTGATGTGGATACAAGCCAGTGAAGATCACAAAAAACGCTTCCGGAGGTTTTGGGCGAAACTGGGGCAAAAGGCATACAGGATCTGGGTCTACTTATCCTGTGCAGTCCTTGTAGCAACTGGTGTTGGCAAAGTGACTCAATTTGCAACCAGCGTAGAACCAATGACTCGGCCTGACGTTTTGCTGCTGCTCATGAATTTGATGAGTCTTACCGTCTTTTCAGTGATGTCGCTGATTGTGATTGTTAGCTTTCAACTGACCGACAAAAAGAAAAGCGCCCTTGCTCCTAGTCTGTAGTCCATAAACGCAAAAACCCGGCGCAATGGCCGGGTTTGGTGTGTGGTGCCTGCCGCTCTCTGCGGTCGCACCTATCGAAGATGACTACTTTTTACAGGTGGATTCTCATGGCAGCAACCCCACTTTAATGCCACCCGGTGAATATGTGGGTAACGCAGGGTGAACGCCTAGGCAATGTCGGTGAATACACCACCACGGCTATCTGTTGCTGCTGCGTTGTCCCATTTGTCCCACCTTTCAAGATCGAAGTGGGACGCCTGAGAGCGCCTAAATTCGGGGCCTCGCCCCACTGTCCTACTGTTCTATCTACTTTCTCGTGTAAAGGAAGAAATTGAATAACACGCGTGCGCGCCACGGGCGCGTGCTGGTGCCCGCTCCGCACACATGGGCGGGAGGCCTCGACAGGCGGGACGGTGGGACAGCCCAACAACGACAAGGCCCGCGCTTGTCCCACCACGTCAAAACGCAGTGGGGCAAGGCGGGCCAGTGGGACAACAACAGCCGGAGTCATGCCGGGGGTCACGCAGCCGTCCCCATCAACATGCCTTCAATGTTCACATGGGCATCGTGCAAACGACGGTAATACGTCGGCGCACTGCATCCGCAATGCAGCATCTTCTGCGACAGAAAGCTTTCGTGGTTGCAGTAGTGCTCCATCACCACCAGGGCAAGCTCAGGTGCAAGATGCTTGTTCACAATCAGCTCAATATCCGCCGACTCATCCAATAACACCCGACTACCGCGAGTCCCACGGATCAGCTCCCCTTTGCACTCCATTAACATGGCGATCATGTTCCCGCCGCTCGACCCACAGGAGGCCGAAGTCACAGGAGAATGCAGATCCTCAGCCCAAAGCTTGAGCATTTCATCAATTCGCTTAATCACCGAAGCAAGGCTCCTCGATCGGTTCCACCTTCAACGCCGAAGCGCCACCCCAACCCACCGGCTTCTTGTAAGCCCAAGGACGCTGCCCACTTTTCGCCAGCGCCGGCATCCGCGTCCGCCGCCAACCAAGCCGGTGCATGATCGCCCCAACACGCATCTGCTCGGGCTTACCCCAATGGCCGAAGTCGAGCTTCAGCGCATTAGTCAGCACCTCACTGCCGGACGTGGTTTCACCAATCTGCGATTCCTCCAACCAGGTCAAAATTGGCCCTTCCCACTCATCCACAACAAAGCGATCTTCCTGCGCCTCGGCAAAGGTCGGCGCCTCATCAGGCGTCACCCACCAGATGTCACCCGCCTCATAGCAAAACTTCGCTTCAGCCCAGAGCTGGTCACGGATCTCACGCAGCTGCTCCAAGTCGACCTTGGTACAAGCCACCGGCCAATAACGCCGGTTGCCGGTGGCGTCCTTAAGGTATTCGTCTTGGTTGGTCGTCCCCACGAACACACACTGGCGTGGCACGTCATTTGTTCGGCGGCCGTAGCTCTCGCGGTAGGTATCGGTCGATGCCGAGAAGAACTGTTTGGCCTTAGTGCTCTCAGCCTTGTTGAAGCTATCCAGCTCTCCCAACTCGACAATCCATTTGCCACGGATAGCCTGAAAGCCGTCCTTGTCACCCAGGGCAAAAGGCGTATCCATGAACCACTCGCCGCCGAGGATGCTCATTGCCGTCGACTTACCCGCGCCCTGCGCGCCTTCCAGAATCATCACCGAGTCAGCCTTGCAGCCGGGCCTCATTACCCGCCCTACCGCCGATAGCATCCATCGCTTACCGACCTTGGCCGAGTAGTCGCTGGCCTGCACGCCCATGACATCGGTGAGCCAACTTTCCAACCGAGGTACCCGGTCCCATTCGAGCTTTTGCAGGTACTCCCGCACTGGATGAAATGCATGGTCATGAGCAACAACGCTCACCGCCTCAATTACCTGGGTCGACTTAACCCGTAGGTTGTATTGCTGCGCGAGCCATTTCATCACCCGCACGTCATCGATGTCTGCCCAGTCGCCCGTACCACCGCCATAAGGGGCAGAACGTAGCTTGACGATCTTCGAACTGAAGGCGCTGTAGGTGATCACTCCGGCCCAGCGCTCGTCGTTGCCAAGAATCAACTCGACGTTCTGCATGTGCGCGATCAGGGCGCCGCTTTCGGCGCGGGCAAGCTGGTCTTTCCACCCCCCCGCGGCTGGCGGCTTGACCACCGCCAACACCTGACGCCGGACCGCCTCCAAGCCTTCGGCGACGTGCAGGTCATTGAAGTCCGTCCACTTGTCTTCCCGTTCACCCGAGAAGATAGGAGCAACCACCTGGCCCCCGACGATCAAGGCGGCGTTGTTCGCCTTCTCTTCACCGGGGTTCCAGGCATCACCATTCGGGCGTTTCGTCTTCCAGTCATCATCCCGGCAGACTATCAGCGGGCAACCCGGAAAGCGTTCTCGCATCGCCTTGCACACCACCAGCAGATTGCCCGCATCGAAGGCGATGGCCACCGTCAGCGAGGTCGCCATATGCAGGCTGGCGCCCGTGGCGTAGCCCTCACATACCAGCACTGGTTCCCCCGGCTCAGGATGTGGCCCGATCAGGTGAAAGGCGCCCTCTTTCGACATTCCATAAGGCCAGTAGGACTTATCCCGGCCGGTGTCTTCCTGCTTAGCCGGAAAGACCACCTGCAAGCCGACGATCTGGTCCCGCACGTTGCACATCGGCACTAAAAACGCGCCGGTGCGCGGCGCGTAACGAACACCAAAACCGACGATCTGCTTTCGATCCAGATAGTCGCTACGGCCCTTCTCCCGCATGCGTTTGAACAGCCCCGCCGCCCGGTTCGCCGCTCGACGTGCAGCATTGGCCGCTATCTCCGCGGCGCGACGTTTGGCGTCCTCTTGGCGAGCGCGCATAACCTCACGCTCTTCAGGCGACATCCGCCCCGCCTTCACCTTAATCTTCTGCGTTTCGCCCGAACGCCAGTCACCGAAGCTGCCAAAGATCAGCGTCTCGTCTTTTTCGGTGCGATGCTCATGGACGACATACCAACCGTTCTTTTCCTTGCCCTTGTCCTGAGTAGTCTTGCAGCGAGTCAGCTTGCCAAAAATTAGCGGCTGATCCGGCTCAAGGCCGTAGTCTGCGAATTGACCCAATACCTCATCGAGCATGACGGGCCTCCCGCCATTCTTCGATCGATTGGCAAGACACGCACTGCGAACAACCGGGTTGCGCTAAACGACGGTCTTCAGGGATGGGATCATCGCAACCTTCGCAGAACAGGAATGAATGCGCCGCCGAAGCGGGCTTGGCGGCGTTACGTGAAGCGAGTGCCCGATCAAGACGCTCCTGCACCAGGTCGTTGGCAAAGTCAGCGATATCAGCCACGGTCGACACCCCGCGTTGTTTGATTAACGTAGGTGGCGCGGTTGAACATCCCCAACAGCCCTTGAATACCTCGAAACACCTGCAGGCGAATCGCGGCCAGTTCGTGGTCCGTCACTACACCGTCGCCGATGCTTTTGGCCCAGGTATCAGCCAAATCCGCGACCTGCCGAAAATACTCAGCAATACCAGTGGTCAAGGTTTCAGGCATGTCGTTGGTGTACGCCTCGGCCAACTCCTGCCAAGTCGTATCCCCGACCAGCGCATGCACTGCATCCAAAATGCGGCGGTCCTTGGTCAGCTCCAGGATCTCGCCGAATTCCTGAATGTTCACCGTGTGGCTGGGGTGGGTTGGAGACAGCTTGTGCTGCAGCGTGGTGGCGTTTCTGCCGGTGGTGGCGGCAATTGCAGCAGCGCCGCCCGGGTAGTCCCGGGCAGCATGGTAAAGCGCTAAATCGAGCGGCAGGATCTCCCGCTGCGCCCGTTCTACAGAACTCAGAGCGATTCGGCTCATGGCATTAATCCTTAAGGTTGCCAGTGCCGCGCGACATGCAGTGGTGGTACATTTGCCGCGAGGCT